ACGTGATGCTGGTGACGGTGTAGCCCGTCCCTGCGAACGTGAAGGTTGTGCCGCTGGAATCATGGGGCGTGTATGCCATCTTTTATCCCTCAGTCCACCACACGTCGTAACGCTGCGTCACCTGATAAACCGGCGGAAGATCCGCTCCAGCCAGCTGCACAAAATCGTCGGATTCGTCTTCCAACGACGCCTGCTTAACTTCTGTATTGTCCAACGTGCCCCCATACCCATCCAGAACCAGACGCATAGCGTCAGCCGTCTGCCGAGCCTCTTCGTATGTTGTGCCGTAAATGCTGTACTCAACGCTTACGCGGGGCATCCCCATCGGGCCGCCAAGCGTCTGCTCACGCTCAATGCCTGAGCGCCGCCAGGTGACGAACGGCAGAGCCGCAGACGCGGGTGCCAGTACCGGGTAGATCCTTGAGCTCACGAGCGACGTGACGGCCGTGGTGCTAACCAGGGCAGAGCGGAGAACGGCCTCGGGTGATTTAAGTGGCATGGCTACAGCCCCTTCCTAAAAGGACTAGCCATTTCTTTGATGGCATTATTCAGGGCTTTTGTCATCTCCAGATTGAGGTTTGATGAAATCTGCGTGCGTGTTCGATCAAACGCAGTCTTCACTGGCGGCACGCCTGCTTTGCCGCCGATTGGGAACTCGCCAAGATCAACGGTCCCGCCCTTTGGTGCTGCCCGCACAAATCCTTTTGGTGGCTTTGGCTTCGTCGTGACTGCGCCGGATCGCTTGGCAACCACAACACGCACTGGGCCGCTGCGGCGAAAACTGCTGGCAATCCGGCCTTTCGTCTTGCGTCGTTTGGTGCCGAACTCTAAGAAGCCTTGGTGCTGCCCCTTCTCGTTTGATTTCAGGTCTGCCTTGCGTCTTGGCGGGGCAGTGAATCCAGCCAGCGCCACGCCCGAGCCCGTCCTTGCGTATCGTTTCGTCTTCTTGCGGATGGCTCGCCGCAGGTTGCCAGTTGCGCCTTTCGGCGTGAGTGTCTTAAGAAGTTTGAAGCCTGGGTCGATGGCTTTGCCAAGCGCGGCTGCCATGTATTTGGCAGACAGGTTTTTCGGGAGCGTCAGAAATGCCTTTCGGATTTCCTCCAACTCTGGAAACTCAACCGTAATTTCAATCCCGCCAGCCATCACGTCACCTCTTCGCAGATGGCAACGTGCTCGGCCCGGTTGTCGTACTCAAGCAGGCTGACGATGTTCAGTGTGCGGGAGCGCCACGAAAACCGATCCCGCTGCGTCAGGCCCGGCAGGTAGCGAAGTCGCACGCGATGCGTGATCGTCGTATCCTGCTGCCCGGCCGCTAGGGCTTCGCGGGCGCTGACGCCTTCGACGCTTGCCCAGACGGCAGACGAGTTGCCCCACGCCAGCACAGTCTCGCCAAGGGCATTGGTTGTGCCGCTGGCGATCTGGACCGTGATACGCTCGCGGAGCTTGCCGGGGTCGATCATCGGTACGGCCCCCACTTCTGGCAGTCCAGCAGCGACTTCACACCATAGGGCACGGTTTGCGGCACGGCCCCGGTGGCAACCGCAGCCTGACGGCTTTCGTACCAGTGGGCCACAAGCATCAGCATCGCGTGGCGGATCGCCGCAGGCACATCGCTACCGCTGGCACCGTAGCCGCCCCACCAGGTTACGCTGATCGCGTTATCGTCTTGCAGGTGCGGCGGCCACGTCTGCCCGTAGAGCGTCTTCACGGTGCCAGGCGTGCCGTTGCGGTCCACCCTGTAGCTGCCGGTGCCGTAGGTGGCCGTCGTGCCGTTCTCATAGGTGAACGTCAGGGCCACCGCCGTGGCTGTGCCAGCCGCTGCCATCGGCGGGCGTGGCAGTTCGATGTCGTGGGTGCCGTCCGGTGGAAACTTGTCGAAACGCATGACCCACTGGGTGTGTACCAGCGTGCGGTCTAGGTACTGCTCGCACCACTCGCGCGCTGAAGTTACGAGAGATTGGACGTAGGCATCATCTGTGGTCGTGTCGATGCGACAGTGGGCCTTCGCTTCGGCAAGCGTCACAGGCTCGACCACGGGGGCGGTCGCTCTAGCAAGGCTGCGGTACATCATTTCCTGCGTCTCCGCTTAGGCGTGGCGTCGGCCGTTTCCGTGGCAGGATCAAGCGCCGCAGTCTCTATCAAATCCTGCTGCCGCTCTTCGACGGCGAACCGCTTGGCGACCAACTCCGCTGCCAGACCGCCGGGGATCTCTACCACCTGGCCGGTGCGGTAGGAACGGAAAGGCCGCAGTATTCGTAGTTTGGTCATTGGGGGACGCTCCATGCAGTGTCGGGCTTCTTGCTGGTGTTCGTGAAGTCAGTTGTCCACTGGAAAACAGGCTGGCCGAGGTTCTGGCCCGGCCACGTCACCACGTATTCGCCGTGGCCAAGAACCACGCGGGGCGTGATGTACACGCGGTTGCCGCTCTCGCGCCAGTTGCGCCAGAAGTGGATGTCGGGATCGACGCGGCCTTCGTTCCAAGAACCGTCAGGGCCGGGCGTCGAAAGGAACCAGGGTTTCTTCGCACGCTTCAGGGCAGCCGTAGAGATCACTGTAAGGCCGAAGTGTGCCGTATCCACTTCCTGCACAGGCTCGGCAAACCACGAAGCAGGCAGGCTTGTCTTGCCGTCTTCCGGTGGATTGTCCAGCGTGCCCTTCAGCGTCAGCATCGGGCGGCCGTCTTCCCGTTTGGTTTGCAGCCCGGTGATGGCATCGCACTGGAACGTCATCGCCATGGCAAACAGGTGTTCCACGTCTTCCTTGGTAAAGAACGTGTCGTAGTCGATCGTCAGGAGGTATTCGCATTTGTCGATGAACTGTTCCATGACGCGGGTGTTCACCTGGTCCCAGAACGCACCAGTGCCCATCGTGGGGCGAATCCCTAGCGGCATGAGTGCCTGTGCCCATGCGAAGTGGTTCGCCGTAAACGAGAGCCTAGGCATCGACAGCACGGCTTCCACCCGGATGTCGGCTTCTGTGCCACCTACCTTGACGAGCATGGGCAACCCTTAAAAAGAGAGCGGGCCGCCCCGAGTTGGAGCGGCCCGCCTAGTTTGCACATCACGTCAAGCCGTCAGGCTTACGCACCCACCAGGCCGATCATCGGGCCAGCCACCGTGTCAGTGCCAAGGTTGGCGTGGTTGATCGCCACGCGGGCCACGGCGCGAATCACCGTCTGGTCGCTCAGGAAGTTCACCTGATCCGAGCTGGCGATCTCGATGCCCTGCCGCACGCCGTAGTAGCTGGAGTTCGCCATGTTCCCGTAAAGGGCCATGATGACACCCGTCGAGTCCGCACCGCTCGGGAGCCGGTCGGTGAGAACCACCGGGCTGCCAAGGAAGGTCAGGCCCATGCCCTGGCTCATGCCGACCGAACCGCCCTGGGCGAGATCGAGCGACTGCATGCAGCTGGCGAAAAAGAAGGGACTACAGAACCACTTGGCACCCTGACGCGAGTGCTGCGGAACCTTCGCCATCATCGCCAAGAGGTTGGCCTTGGTGATCTCATCGGGGGTGTCGCCAGCGCCGGTCACGAGCGACGCGGCGTAGGTGGCAGCAGACGCAGCCAGAAGCCCACCCGTGTAGGTCGTGACGAGACCGGCAACCGCTGGTGCGTTGCTGGGGTTGCCGCTCCACGCAGCGTCTTCCACGGCGTTGCCAAGCGTCAAAGCCAGTTCAGCCGCGATCCAGTCGGCAATCGACACGATCGAGTCCTGAAGCAGTTCCGAAGCAATGGTGACCGCACCCGTAACCTTCTTCGCAGTCAGCGTCACCTGGTTGCTGGTGGGATCGCTGGCGGTGATCGCCACGTTCTCGTTGATCCAGTAAGCGGTGGCACCGGCAGTCCGACGCGGGAACAGCAGCACGTCGCTCGGCATCTGCACGTTCTGTGCGTTCTGAGCGAAGGCGGAATACTCGTCAACAAGCCGAATGACGGTCGAAGACAGAACATCGGGCACGAAGGCCGCACCCGTGGTGCTGCCTGTCGAACCCTGGGCACGAGCCTCGATGCCGTGATCCTGGCACCACCGGCGGGCCTCGGCG